CTTTTCCTCGTATGAGACCATTGCCTTAGGTTGAATCTGACACCGCAAGGTGTTCAGGGAATAGCGCGTCTAACTGATAATTCAGTACGCGTTTTATGGGTATCATTTGTTCTGTAAATGTTCTTAACGTTTCTATTTGGATTGTGTCTGCGGGACACGCTCGAATTGATCGGTATAGTGAAGCGAGCAAGTAGCAAACGAATTGCTCTAATGTTGGAATATTAAGATATTCACATAATCATTTGGCGCCTAGCAATTATTTGCAAAATGTGAAAACGACTAATAGTGACAGCCCATACTCGATGGGTCACGTTAGTTGTGGCGGGGAGAACATGTACAGCTGCAAGCATAACTAGCAAACAGCAACCTTCTTAACCAATCCAGCCAGGCTACATAATGCCGAAGCGAGAGCATGGAATGTGCTTAAGTTAATCCCATTTGAGTGGTGCGATGACTTAACCAGGGTTTTATTTTGTTCCTAACAAAACATCTAAGAATACCCCTGCTGGGGCCCTAAAGCGTACTGTGGCGCGAATTAAGAAGGGGGCTGAGAAAGCTAAGAATCAATTCAAATCACAGAGAGGGCTCAGACGAGCAATTGATGACCTCCTTATTAATCCGAGATCGCTGAGCGTTATTCCAGGTATGTCCACTGCGTCAGCAGTCTACAAGGATATCAAAGCAGCAACCAAACCCAAACGACGCGGTAAAGCTGTCACTCCATGTCTGAAGAAATGGTTCACGTGTTTGACTGAACCTTTTTCAGCAAACTCTTCAGGTGCGTGCATTCCCGCTGGAGCAAACGTTCCATCGGCCAGAAATTTCGGTTATGCGCGCTTTGATGCACTCGTCGGTGCTGGCGGTTTTGGTTTCGTCGCTATAAGTCCTACAGCCTGTAATGATGGCACGGCCTTTTTTCTTACTAATGGTGCATACGGCTTAAACCAGGTACAGATTTGTAGTTCGACAAATAATTTGACTCCTGGTGTAGAGGGTTACTCTATGTTGAATAATCGATTCCGATCTACCACTTTTTACCAACCCTCAGCCGCTAATCCTGGTGCCTCCCAACGTATTGTTGGTGGAGGTGTTAGGTGCATGTACACTGGTACAAACTTGAATCTTTCTGGATTGTATTACTGCTACACTACACCCACGCATCAATCTGTTATTGAGATTAACAATAGTGGCGCAACCACCGCTAGTTTAGGAGGTATGCAAGAGTGTATCATCAAACCGGTCACCCGATCACCACAAGAGTTTCCGTTGTATCCCGTGAAGGAGTCAGAATTAGATTATCCTGGTGTCAATTCAGCCACTTTTGAAACGCTATACCCGTGGGCAGCTGGTGTTGTCATGAACGCTGGGTTCACATACACTAACGCTAATGGAGTACAGTGTGGTACTCCGACGACCTTGATAATGTTCAGCGGTGAAGCTGGAGAATCCTTTCATTTCGAAATTGGCATTCACTTTGAAACTATTGGGCCGGCAACGGAGGGTATGAGGTTGGCTGCTGATAGTGATCCTGTTGGAGTTGATCGCATGATGGCCTCTTTATCATCTGCACAAGTGACTGCCGCTTCATCGGAGTTAAGTTTCGGTTCCGCCCTCCGTAAGGAGTTCTCCCGTGTCAGTGTTGACGCAGAGACCCGTGTCGCACTGTAAGCGACATAATTCACACGTAGCGCGTATAACCTTGGTTGAACTTTAACAACCTTAACAGAAACAAAATAAGCATTGGCTCAAGCTCTGGAGTATAAAATGAGCAAACCTTATCATGTAGACTCAGGCTAGAGAGTTTAAACATAGCAACCAGGAAAGTGTGTCCTTACAACCACTCTCCGCATGTTGAACATGCAGAAGTAGGCTATACGCCGTCCATGAATTTGGAATCTTCAAAACCTCGAGGCACTAATCCTCGAAAGAATAATCACCTCTGAAGGACTGCTTTTCGTCCATAAGCGTCACCTGATACTCAAGTGGTTATTATATATGTCCATGTGTCTATAATCCTAAACTAACTAATTTCCGTGGCTTGGAATTCGTCTGTTCGCCGATAAGGGAACAGCGGATCACCCGTCACGTCGACAAAAAATACCCCATTCTAATTCAATTTAAACGAGAGGCGACCCAGTATAGTAGAGCTTTTGCTCCTTGGTCTTGACCACAGATAAAGTTCTTCTGTGCAATTCACCGTGAAACGCTGCTGCCAGGCGCCGTGGAACCAAAAACTAACGCAAAAACTAAAGTTTTGCGTTGTTTGTTCCTCTCGTTTTTGTATGCCATAAAGTCAACAAAACGAGTCAACAAACAATGCAAGGAGGTGGGAAACAGGAGAAGTATGAGACAAAGTCCAGTAGTAGTTCTGGCAAAAGCGGGAATGACTCTAGGAAAAGAGCCAAAAAAGAGTCGGATAATAAACGTATCCACGGAACTGTAGGTAATTGCCTTAAATCCAAATCGGGGCCAAGCCCCGGCACTGCAGTGTGTCGCTCGTATGCGAACACAGGTATGTGCTCCGTTAGTGGCTGCAGATACCTGCACAGCAGCCCATTGCGTAGTTCGGCAACAGTGTCGAACACCAATCAAATCGAAAGTCCAGTTTTAGTAGTTAATCGAGCTGAAACTGTAGAGGAAGAAATTCCTGAACCCGTGTTGGCGGATCAACCTCATGTAGAGGTTGAGGACGCATGTGATGACGTTGTAGAGGATACCTCTATCCCAGCTGAGATGACATTAGTCAATCTCCCTAGTAACAGAGTTTTATTAGGGTCCCCGTGTTTTATGAAGAATGTAAGGATTCTCACAGGGGCTATTCTGTTTGCCACAGCGCTGAGACGCGTCAATTTGATTCCGATTAAAGTTAATGCAGCCTTTTTAAGTTTTACCTTGAAGTGCTGCATCCCAGGTTTAGTGATTGCACCAGCCTTCGCTAATTCGGACCCTCGCTTACGGGAATTGGTGCATGGAGCCGTAACCGTGCCCAATTGTAAACTGGCCATTTCGTATTTCACCTCTGGATTATCCAGAGTGTGGAATTGCGCAAACGATTTCCAGGGTGTTTACCAACGCATTCGTAATGGTCAAGCCGTTACAGCTATGCGTAATAGAGAGCTCAACGCGTGTGTAGATATTACAGTTGGTAATTGCTATAGCATTTATAATTATGTCAGTGAGACAATCGGAAGGTTTGATCCTTTCTCGTACTGCACTCCGATTTTAACAGCTATTAGCTCTTATTTACTGCTTAAGTGGAGTCCTCTGGGCTTCGCCAACACGCTTAAGTTAGCGACTGGAGTAGCCTGCGTTGTAGCAGGGAAACTAGTGGATACCTCTCATTTATCCAAAGGAGACTTAAGCGGAGACACACCAGGCGAAATCGTTATGAGGAGAGACGTGGATTCTTGGAGCTACAAGGCTGGGGCGACCAGCACGTATGCGTCCACAGTCAGCATC